TCAGCCAACGCTTGATCTTGCGTTCGTTGGTGAACTGGTTGCCGCCGGTTTCCAGCGCATTGGTCGAAACGTAGTCCGCCGAGGTGTAGCCGACGAGCTGCTGAAGCTTTGCCTCGAAGAACGGCGAAACGATCCAGGTCACATCATTCGGGTTGATCGGGACCTGATTGGCGGCAAGCTGCGCGATAACCTGCGTTGCCAGCGCCAGAGTGATCGCCGCGCCCGAACCCGTCGCCGTGTTCGATGCATTGGCGAGTTCGGTCAGAACCGTGAAGTCCAGTTCCTGATTGGCGCTTTCCACGATGCGGTGATTCATCTTGGCACGTTCGTCGGACTGAGACACGAACGCTTCGAAGTCGGTAACTTCGAACTTCTTCACGTATTCCTGCAAGGTGCAGGTCACCTGTGTGTCCGAAACGTTGGTGCGCGGAATGCGCCCATCGATCGAACGGGTTGCCATACGGCCACCCACGGCGGTCACATCGAATACGGCCGAACGGCCCATATCCATGCTTTCCGGGGTGAAACGGTCGTTAAGCAACGAAACGCTGGTGTTGAATGCGCCGATGAACTCTCGGCGGTATTTGATCATTTCGGGAGTAGCCATGTCCGGTTTCCTTTGTTCCGGATGTTTCGGTGAGATGCCGTGGCTTCGGTGACTGCTGATTGGACGAGCGCGGGTGGCCGCAAAGCGGGGCCGCTTCGACGTTAGGCAGGGCTAGGCGATTGGCGTGAGGTCGTCTGTGGCGGGCCTTGCGGTGACCGCCGGGTTAGATCGCGGTTGAGACGTTACGCGCTGTGGCGCTTTCTGATCTCGTTGCCGCTCTCATCGATTTCACCGCGCGACAGGCGCAGCGCAATTATCTTGTCGAGGCGCGATTGCGTCTCGGGAAGGTTGTATCTGGCGCGGTCGGTCGTAAGCAGGCTTTCAATCTCCTGCTGCTGAGCCGCAAGCGACTTGCCGCCACCCTCCATCTCGTTCGCTTCAATGCGGTCGTTGAAACCGCTCTTGAGCGCCTGATCGAGTACCAGTTCGATAAAATACGGGTTGTCTCCCAGCTTGCCGCCGCCGGGCAGTCGCGCGTTGAGAAGTTCGGCCTTGGCTTCCGGGTTTTCGGCAAACCGCTGGTTCAGGAACGCTTCACCCGCCGCGATCATCGGCTTGAAATCCTTGCCGAGCTTCTGTTCGAGCGAGCCCTGCCATTCTTTCTGGCGGTTCACATCAAGCTGATTGAGCGCCTGACGATTGGCTTCCTGGGCGCGGAAGAAGAAATCCGTCGCCTCCTTCACCGCCGACGTGGGGATGTTCTTGTCGTGCATGATCTTGGTGAAGTCGGTCAGTGCGCCCTTCTCCACCTCGCTCATGGTGTAGCCGTCGGGAGCCTTCACGCCGTAGCCGTCAAGCGTGCCCTGATCCGGGACGCCGATGGCCTTGCGATATTCGGCCACCTGTTCCGGCGTGGCGTCTTTCGGCAAGCTCAGAGGCTCGCGCCGCTTGGACAGTTCCTGCTTCTGGCGGAGAAGCTCCTTACCAATGTCGGACGGCGATTTGATCCGCGTCAGTTCGTTGAGAATCTTCTCGTCACCACCGGACAAATCCTGTCGCCAATTGTCCCACACCTTCGGCGCGTCCCCAGCAGGCGGCGAGGCGCCACCATCGGCCGGCGTAGCGCTGCCTCCGGTCAGGAGCGTACCGGCATCAGCCGGCGGGGTTGCGGGCTTGTCGAGCACGGGAGCCGGTGACGCCGGGTTGGCGGGCGGCGTTGGTGCTGCTGCTTCGGTCATTCGGTTTGTCCTTTACCAGTCGATCCAAGGGTAACGTGATCGCGTTCTGGATCTGACGCGCGACCCACTTTCGCCCCGCATTGAATGCGGTCATGTTCGGATTTGTCGGATCGAAACCGACCTGATTGACGCCACACAAAATCTCGACGAGGTGAACAAGCGCGCGGCGCTGGACGAGTTTGTCACCGCCGCCATCCCACACCGCCTTGAGGATCGCGGCCTCTTCCTTCGGCCAGTCGTAATCAGGAATTTCGCTCAATTCGGCCTCATCAACGGGATGCCGGGGCTGTTCTGAATCTTCGACGCCACTTCAGCCGCGTTCACGCCGCTGTCCACGACCTTGGCGATGTTCGGCGCCGCCGCCATCAGTTGCTTCATTTGATCCGCCCGCTGCTCGTCCTGAGCCGCCTTGGCCGCATCCTCCTCCGAGAGAACCCAATTCGAGCCGCCCAGACCCATCACGGATTCGCGGAAGATTTTGCCGGTATCGATCTGCTTCAGCGCCGGGGCTTGCGCTGCTGCTGCTTCCAGCGCGGCGATGGTCTGGCCGAGTTGCGAAATCTCTCCGGCCAGTTGCGCCTTCTGGCGCTCCTGCATTTCGGAAAGCGGATTGTCCCATGCGTATTGAATGCCGGCCTTCTTGATCTGGTCCGGCATTTCGCGGGCGCTGTAGCCGCCGGCCAGTTCGATGAGCTGGTCCACCTCGTAGAGCAGCGCCTCGTTGTATTCGGGCTGTATCGGCGCGAAGAGCGGCAGCGCAGATCGGATATACTCGCCGATCAGGAATTGAACTTCAGCCGTCGATTTCGACCGGCGCGTGTCCGGCATTCGCAGAATGTCGAGATAAAACGCCCGCGTGATCTGCTGCTGGGTGCGAAGCAGGGAATCAACGCCGAGATTGAAGTTCTTGCCCATCTCCAACGGCCGCACCGGATCGCCCGTGCGCTCGTCATAGGACTTGTCAATCCACGTGATGCCACGGCTTTCAAGGCTCACATCGCCGCGCACCGCATCCGACACGGCAATCAGCGGCGGGTTTACCTGCTTTTCCGCCGCCTCAAGAATTGCCAGCGCCTGTTGCTGGATCAATCGTGCATCCGGCAAGGCAATCGTGGTAGCGGGTGACAGGCCGTGCGACCACTGCGGCAGCGTCACCCAGCGCGGGACCACATAGCGGAACGTCTGCTGTGATGTTTCCCGCAAAATATGCTGGTTGGTCACATCGACCCAGACGGAGGCAAACTTGCCGTTCAGCTGCCCGCCGTCGTAGTCCACGGCGGGCAGCACCTCGTGGCGGATTTCGAATTCATGATCGGGATCGGTTTTGCAGACTTCCTCTACCTTCTCATGGATTTTGTCCTTGAACCGCGCCCGCATGTTGCGCGCCGAAATTCTCTCCTTTCGCGAGATCGTATCGACCTTGTTGTCCGGCCCAACCGACCAGACGCAATCCTTGACGTGATAGGAGCGAATGCGAAGGCTGTCCTGCCCGTGCGACAGATCAACCGAGATCACCGCATCGCCAAACATGCCGAAGAACTCGTCGGCCTGCTTGAGCGCCCGTTGTGCACCGGTGACCCGGTCAAACATGATCCGCATCATCTGGCGGGACCGCCAGTCGAGATAGGCCCGCGCCGTCACGTCATTGTTGATGTCATCCAGCGCCGTTCGGTGCCAGAACCACTGCTTGCCCGGCGGCCGGAGCATCGCCGCAAGCTGCCCGACGAAATCCCGCGCCAGAAGCATCGGCGTGCCATCGACCAGATGCGAGGCATAGTCGTCACCCAGCACAAGCTCCGTCGTAAACGATGCGTTCCACGGACAGAAATTCAGGGCGATCTCCTGCCGCAGCGTGTCAAGCTGCGCCCGCTTGGAGAACCGCTTGTCACCTCTCGCGATCAGATCCTTGGCGCGCTGATCCATCAGACGGACGGTCCTTCCGGCTCAGGCTGCCAGTGCGTCACGGGAGCAGCGTGGTTGCCCGGCACCTGATAGAACTTCTTCTCGTAATCGCGCCATTGGCAGACACGCGTGACCCAGCCGCCCTGAAACGTCCAGCCGCCCAAAAAAATAGCCCCGTCGAACGGGGCTCCCTTGGCGGCCTGTTTGGCCGGATCGATCGGTTCGTATGCCATCAGCCGAGCGTGGTCCGGTTGAACGACGGCGTTCCCGTCGCGGTGCTGTCATTGGAAAGCATCGTGCTGCCACGACCCTGCCGGCCGGCCGCGTCCTCCTGCATCTTGCGACGACGCGCGGCGATCAATTCAGGATCGTCCGGCGACGGAATCCGCACCGGGTCTGGCATTTTCGGGGGATCAGGAATTTTCGGTGTCATTTAAGGTCTCCGTACTATCGCGCCAATTTGGGGCGCTCGCCTCGATCAAATAAAGACGACCACGACGCGGTGCTTGGCAGAGGTAGCG